AACCGGCGGATTCACTAAGCGCGAAGTAATTATCTACGCCTTTATGCAATCTGTGATTGAAACGGAGAACGAACACGACCCAGCACAGGTGGCGATAAAGGCGGCTGCACTGGCCGAAGCGTATTTTAACGCGGGGTAACGCCTTGCTCTATAGGTTCGTAAACAATATCGTTATTTTGATCGGGCAAAGGCTTTGTGTGTTCCTGTTCACCTCTTAATATTTCATCTGGTATGCCATCAGGAAAAGCAAGGCACTCGCCATTATCAGTATAGTTTTTGCACATCAGGCAATAAAAAACAGTTCCCATTAGTGTATAATTGTATCGAATAATTTAATAAATGCCGGTGCCAGCCTGTTGCGTTTCCCGGTACGGTATAAAGTAAACGCCTCTGCAAATATTTCTTCCCTTGCAGCAAAGACATCTGAATAAGCATAATAACTCAAATTATACTTATTGACTTCATTTTTAGACGTTTCATTCATAGCGTCCTGAATCATTGCTTTAACCGTGTCTTTCGAAAGCCCCTTTTTTGCCGCCAGTTCAAAAATATTATTATCTAAATGGTGGCCTAATTCATGGGTAAGTATATCGAGCGGGTTTTCAGAAGCGGATAAAGATTTATATTTTACCATTTCATCAGCACGTTTTAACATTGCCTGCTGCTGTGAATTTAGTCGCCCTTCCCGCTGGTATTGTTCTAATAATGGCCGCACCTTTACAAATTCCTGCATTGCTTCGGTTTCCGGTATTCTATCCAAATTTTTAAAGGTAACAGTATTCAATTCCAGTTCCCCGTGTTGGCTTATTCGCGCCGCCCATCCCTGTTTTTTAATTGGTCGTGCCTGAATTCTGTTTAATAAAGGCAATCCATTTATTTCTATTTCATCGGATAACTGTTTATTTATTTTATTCGCAACATCAACCTTTAAGCCTTTATAAGAAACATCAACAATCTTTACATATCGATCATCTTCATTATTTCGGGCTACTCTTGCGGCGGCTTCAGGCCTTATTAAGTTTTTCCGCGCCCACTCTTCAGCTTCAGGTATTGTTGCCGCAGGTTTAAATGGCGGCTTTACTTTTGGCGGTTCTGGTTTTGGTGGCACCGGCTTAGGCGGCGGTATCGTAAACGGCGGCTTCTCTCCTAACCTCACCGGCATCCCGTTAGCATCACGCACCACATTAAAACCCACGGTGCACCGGCATTGGATCACGTTCGCAGCTTCGCCCCTCCTTGGGTCGCCTGGCTGCATTATGTCATCAACGCCGCCGTTTCTGTTCGGTACATAAAACGGCTGGTCCATCGCCGCCGTTACGCCGTGCATGGCAGCGTGGCTAAACTCATCGCGCGGGATCCTTCGCGTCCTGTGATCCCTGGCAGCGATCCATAATTTTTCAGTAAGCAAACCGGTTTTCTTTGCCCCTTGCACGGCTCCAAAGTTCGCGGCCTTAATTGTCTCCGTTCTGGCGATTACAATGGCTCTATTGGCGGGGAAATCGTCTTTAAGCATACTATCCGCCACCTGCTGAATGCTGCGCCCCTCTTCCTGCGCCCGGATTACCTGCTGCAGGATCCAGTCTTTCATAGTGTCGCTAATCGGCAGCACCGCCTCGTTAAGCAGGTTAAGCCGGAAGTAAGCGATTATTTCGGCCACCATTTCCTCATTGTAGCCGATAGGCATCAGGGCTTTCGTGACCATTGCTGATTGACCATTGACCATTGCCTTTTTGCCATTCTGCAAGGCATGCCTTGCAGCTACATCGCCTTGCTTTTTCACCATCTGGTAAACATGCCCACCCCAAACGCTGCCGGCATCAGTGTAAATGTTTTGTATCGTTAAGGCGATACCGGAAGGCTGCAGCATATTAGCGTCGAGGTTCCTTATCGCCGCCTGTGTGGTCGGCTCATCCGTGGCGTTAAGAATCATCTGCTTTAGGTTCGCATGTATTTGGGGCTTCCATGCGTTTTGACGCGAAACGGTAAAGCGTTTGTAAGCGGCGTAATGTTTGGAAATATCGGCGGCGTTCATAAGGGTAAAGGTAAAAATAAAAAAGCCGGCTTAAAGGCTTTCTATTTCTGCTTTGACTTGTAACCAATAGTTGTGCTCAGAATCAGAAACATCAAGTATTTCATTTACTGCAATTAAAGCACATTGTTTGGTTGCTTGTTTAAGAGTTGGATTAACTAATCTAACGCCATTTACTTGGTCAAATTCAACAAAACTGAATTGTCTAACTAAATCTTCTGCTTTTTCTTTTGGTGTCATGCGGCGTCAATTATTTATTCTCTTCATAATCTCCTCCATATCCACGCTGATATGTAAGGCTTCAAAGTTTACTATTTCGCCGTTTTTATAGCGCTCCACCATTAGCCGCAACTTTTCCCGGCGGTACATTACCTTTTGCAGTTCAATCTTACATTTTTTATGCTCCGGGGTTACGGGAAAGGCGAAGTCGAGGATTTCGTTAATGTTCATTGGGGTTCGTGTTGTTTAATTCGATTATTAAATCATCAGCGGCCATAACGGCAACTTTAATACATGACCGATAATCTGTTTCGGTATTTGCTAACATTCCCTGCAGCGCCATTGCTGCAAAGTATTCGCGTTTGGTAAGGCCCTGCTTCGGATCGTCCGGGGTGCAATAAGCTGAAACATTTTCGGGGTAAGTGCTTTCGTTCGGGTTTGTCATAGCCCCATCTTTTTAGAAATGATTAACAAAACGGGTTGGAGCAGGGCGGCGATAACTATCGCGGCAATTACCTGAATTTTTGCGCTGCTTATGCGGCCATCAGTGCCATGCAGGCGGTCGATCAGGTTGCGCTCCACGCCGTATATGCGGTCGATTAGATTGCGCTCAACTTTTGCCAAATCTTCCTTTGTTGCAAAAATTTCCTTTAGGGTGTCAATGTCTTCTTTCATTGTAGTCATGGGGTTTATTAATTTCTCCGCAAAATAAGAAATTAGCACAAATTTATAGATAATTTTATTAGAACGCGAAGCGTCCGCCTACCGGCGGATTATTTATACAATCGGGGCCGCAAAGGAAAGTTCATCTATCAGGCTGTAACCCTGCTTCACTAAGGGTATATTCATATTTTCATTATCAATGGCGTCAAACTTAAACATGCCGCGCATTTCGTTGCCGGTGGGGGTTATGGGAAGGGCCGCGAGCACATTGGCAAGCTGTAAAAAGTCGTCCTGTAGTTCGGTGATCCCGGAAACGTCCACGTCAATAAATCGCTTTTTCTTATCCGGCGCCATCTCTTTGGCAAGCCCGGCATTAAACTTATCGCGGAAGGTGTAAGCAAGCGGCAGGCAAACGCTGGTGTACATCTGTTTCACCATTTCCTTTACATTCGATTCAGTTGCCGCCACATCGCTATTAAACAGGATCGTTGAAACCTTGTAGATATTGCACAAGCGTTTGAAGTCCATGTTTTGAAGTTCTATTAATTCCATATCTGCCAGCTTTGAGCCTATCTGTAGATACTTCCAATTTGCACCTGCTGTAAACCACGGCAAACCTTTATTATTGGGGCTGGTAAGATAGCTGTAAAAAGCCTGTTTGTGTATTCCTAAGGCTTCCGGTGTTATCTCGCCATTATCTTCATCATACACGATACCCGGTACGCCACCGTTTTGTAATTGTCTTACTGAGGCATCAGTGGCAGCATCCAGCCGCGCAATCACTTTACTTGCGGGCACCAGCGGGCTTAACCCCCGAAATCTTGCATAGTTCGTAATGGCATCATAGCCGAGGGTATTATCCGGGTGAAACTTCTTTATGTGGATTATATCATCCGGCGGTATGTTGTTAAGTATCGTATTGCCGTTATGGGTAAGCTCGTAGCTCGTTATCTTCTGCGGGTAATCGCGGGAAACGTGCACAATGATATTGCTCGGCGCTAATATATGCAACTCCGTTACCGCGGTACTATTGGCGCCAGCACCAGGTCTAAACTTGTAAATAAAACATTCCCCGGCCAGCAGGTAGTAACAGAATGCCGCTAAAAAGAATTCCTGTTGGCTCTGGTAGGCGTTCGGCATCAGCAGCAGCTTATTCAGTGGATCCGTTTCGGGGGCGTCCTCAAGGGCCTTTAATTGCGTTACAGCTATATCGTAAAGCCCTTTGTTGGTATAAAAAAGGCGGTTGGTAATTCCCTTTAACCGCCGCAGGTATTTTTCGTTCGTTTCATAGTAAACGTAAAACGGGATTAAGCTGGTCGTTTCCGCGATCTTATTCACCACGCTGTAAACGTGGTCGCTGTTTATGTAGCTATTGGAAGCGTTGGTGGTCGTAATGTTCGGATAAATCGGCGGGGCGGTGTTGGCCATGTTCCCAAAAACAGTGCTGCTGAGTGTGGCCGTTAAGGCCGGCGCAAAGTAGGTTTCAATGGCTTTTATCTGCAGTGCAAGCTCATTAATTTTGCGGCGTCCGAAAAGATCGGGGAGCAATAATTTCACATTGCGGAAGTTAATTGTTTCACGAAAATAGTTATTTTTTAAGGTACAGGGTTAAAACATTGTTTGAACTGCTAAATATGGTTTAATTCTACGTTCCGCCAGTGTGCAATATTCCCGGCTGATCTCGCTGCCGATCCAGCGGCGCTTTTGTAAATGTGCCATCTTCAGCGTTGTGCCGCTGCCGGTAAAGGGATCATAAACAATATCACCTTCGTTGCTCCATGAATAAATGTGATCGCGGGCAAGCTGTTCGGGAAATGGTGCAGGGTGTCCGGTATATTCACAATGCCCGTTGCCGTTTGCTAAAATCCAAACATTATCCCTGATTCCAAAAGGCTCAA